GGTTGGCGCGGTGCTGTACAGGATGCTGTGGCCTGTGCTGAAGTCCAATCGGTGCTCAATGCCCTCAACCGATAACTCTTGGGCCAACTGAGTTGTGCCGGTACCGCTTGGGAACGTCTTTTCTATGCTGATCGTGTCGCCAATATCGATTGTCGCCAGCGTGTCCTTTTGGGCTGTTGTCAGCATCAGATATTTGGTTGCCACGGACGTGTAGCGCGGTTCAGGCTCTGGGTTAAGCAGGTATTCGGCAGCGGATTGTATTTCGGCAGCGTCATGCAACAGGCTGTTTGTAATGCTTGAAGTTTGAATAAAATATGTGGCAATTGAGCCAGCGTCCGTAGCGGTGTAACTGTCGCCGTCCAAGCCTGTAACGACTGATCTGTTGATGACCGAGTCCGCTTCAAACGAGATGCCAACACCGTCGTATTTGTATTCTGTGCCGTCGTCCTTAAACTCTGCCATAGGCGCGCTCAAAGTTGTGCCGATGCGATCTTGGAATGTCAACACTCCAGACCGTGACATAAACAAACGCCCGAACTCGGCGGTGTCATTGATTTGGGTTAGGTATTGCAGCACGTTTGTTCCTGCCGGCACGGTGTAGGCGCTGTCATGGCCAAGGTTTACGGTGCCTGTGGCGATGCTTCGAGAGCCTGCTGGGAAATCTACTTCTGGTAGGTCTAAGACGGTTTCTATGCGTTCGCCTGATGTTTCTGGCGTGACGTTTAATTCGTCTAGGTAGGTTTGTGCGAGCAGATAGAACTGGTCAGCGCAATACACGGTCACGGTGTCCAATCCGCCGAGCGCGAAGTTGTAGTCGTAGTTCACGACATAACCGCTAAACAATGATTCGGGCACATCGGTTGAGCTGTAACGGATTAGTCGGACTTCGCGCAATGGGGCAAGCCCAGGCTTAGATTGCGGAGTGTCGTAATACGGGCTGTTCTGGTCAAACGGGTTAAATATGCCGTCCACGTCCTGAATGGTGAATGTCATCGTGCCAGCGCTGAACTGATCGCCCACGTCACGACGACCGCGCCGCACGTTAATGCTGATAGTCGAGTCCATAACATCGGCAAATTCGGTCGTACCGTCCAACACATAGTTGCTGTTGATGTAACTGCTGGTTAATCCCCATGTGGCGGTGCTGGTCGAAGCGTTTGCTGTGCCGTTCCATTGTTGGCTGGTCAGCGTGTAACCCGTATAGGTGTCAGCATAAGTACCATCGAAATAAGGAAGGGCAGACGAGGCTTGTTCTAGTAGCACAGCGTCTAACAAAGTCACGTTTGACAAAGACCCGTTATTTAATTGCATATTGACAACCACGTCAGCAGTTGCTGTAGTGGCTGGGGCAGTTGCCGTAACACTTAAACGAGTCCAACCAGCACCAACATTTATTGTTGTATCAACTCCAGCAGCAGTTGAAATTAGCGCCCCGCCACTAGTAAAAAATCTGATGCTTATTCGGTGCTGACGATTGTTGCCAGCAGAGTTGTAAACGTATGCACTTGCCGTATACGACAAACCAACCGTTACAGGCGAGTTCGGTTCGTATGCTGTTCTTGCTGTTAAATCACCTGCACTTGCGCTTGTCATTTGCATTGATGCTGTACCAATGTATTGATTAGTTGTAACTCTTAAAAGCGTGCATGAGGCACCAGCCCAAGTTGTGGTGTTGGTTTCAAAGTTTGGGTTGGTGACAAGGTTGGTGCGTGTTGTTGTGGTGGTGTAACCAGCCAACACGCCCTTTAACGCGTCATTTAAAATGAATGCGTCAACCTGAAAACCCGTGGCAATCTTCAGGTCATAGTTGCCTGAATTAACTACTGCTGTGCCGGGCATTACGCCACCTGTAACTGCAACGGCCCAGCGCTACGCGAATAAGCGCGCAAAGCATTGACAACCGACTCACCGATTTCTGCGCTAGTCGCAAGTCCACCTGTCACGTTGATGTTTACGTTTGCCATACGTTCCTGAATACCGAACTGTGCACCAGGGTTAAGCGTTGAGAGCGGTGCGTTAATCGTTTCCATGTTGGCAATTCTTTGCATTTCTCTGCTGATCGGTGCAGGTCTAGACGTTCCACCACCGCCACCGCCACCACCACCAGCAGGTGCGGGAGCAGGCAAAGACGGGATTGTTGGCATTGACGGTATAGCGCCGCTTACAGCCCTTTGGCTTGCTTCGATTTGTTGCAGGTTGGTTGTTGGTGTTGCAACTGGACTGTCGTTGCCAATGCCTAGCAGGCTGTTAAACGGCCTGAGGATGTTTGCCATTAGACCGACCGCAGGGTTGATCGCGACCATAATCTTTTCAATAAAGAACTTTGCAGCGCTGTTGACGCGACCAATTGCGTCAGCCAATTTGTTAAAGCCGACGGCCATGCCTACGACGGCAGCTGCGGCGAGCACTAGCGGGTTAGTTTTCATTGCCACGTTTAATGCGACGGTCGCTGCAGCTATTGAGCCGATCGCCAAAGCAATGCGCGTGAACACTTGCGGGTTGTCTTGAGCCCATGCAGCAAACGCATTCATTTTTGGCAGTACTGCTTCGAGCACCGGCAGGAATGCGGCGCCGATTGACTCTTTGGTTTCAGCAATGCTGTTCTTGAAGATCGCCATTTTTCCTGCAGCGGTTTCAGCGTTTTTTGATACTGCACCGCCAAAGGTGCCACCTAGCACGTCCATGATTTCGTTAAGGCTTGCGCCTTCTTTAATCATGGTTGCCATTTCTGGGGTCAGAGATCGCAACGCCTTAAAGTTGCCCTGGTATGCCTTGGCAAGCGCGTCGGCGACGGTAGAGCTGTCCATCTGAAGCGCTGTGCTGATGTCCATGACAAGGTTCATGTCGCGCATGGCGATGTCAACGTCTTTGGTGCCTCGGACTAGCGCTTCAAGGCTCTTGCGGTAATCGGTGTCTGCAATGCCAGACGCTCGACTCATCGCGCTTATTTGTTCTTCAATTGCTTTAGTTTGTTTGGCGCTTGCGCCCGTGACGTTTTGCAGCGTAAGCGCTAATTTGGCTTGCTCCTGCTGGTCTTCCATCGCCGCTTTAGTGGCATCGCCAATAGCCAACGCCAAACCACCAAGCGCCGCAGCTGCAGGAACGGCCGCCTTCTTAATTGCAAACTGGGCTTTTTCACCTGTCGTTTCCAGTTGCTTGAATTGGGCAATGGCTTTTTTAATGCCCTTACCGTCAAACTCGGAAACAATGGGTAATACAACAGCCATTAGTCAAGTTCCTTAGAAGTTGCGTCCATGACACGCTTGACCAATTCGGTCATACGCGCGTTCACGTCGTCTTTGTTGCGTTCCCATGATTTCCACATTACTCGCGACGGCTGACCGAACTTGATGTTTAGTTGTCTGCCAAGTCTTCCGCTCGATAAAAAGTCAAACAATCCTGCGTCTGGGTTTTCCCAGCGCACCGTGAACGTGGCCAAGTTGACGTTTTGCCCTGCATATTCTTTGACGCGTTTGGTGTTGATTTTTGCAATAACGCGTTGGTTTAGTTGTCCCCATGGCAACAATTCAGCACCAGATCGCACAGTCCATTTGCGAGCCATACCGCGTAAAGGTGGGCCAAGAGGGATTGCCTGGTATGCGTCATCAACAACGCTTTGCGTGATTCGTTTGTAATCTTTGGTGATTTCGCGACGCAAACTTTTGTCAATGCGGTTTAGCGTTTTGAGCGCGTCCTTGATGCCAGCGACTTCAATGTTTGCTTCGACTGCCATAGTTACCTCTTTTTGTTTGCCTCGTTGAGAACCTTAACAACTGTTGCTAAATCCCGTGAGTCAAACGCAATGTCGCTAGGCCACCAACCGACCGCGACCAAAACCTCTGCTAGTTGGCGGCGGTAGGTGCCGCGTCCGTAGGGTTTGTATCAGTTTCGTCCAGTACCGGCATGATGTCGATGTCAGGGTTTTTGCTAATCCATTCGCGCCAATTGTCGCCGACCTGTTCGCCTTTGATCTTTAAGATCGTGTGCATCCAACAGCAGTAATCCGAATAAAGCGGTGACGATGAGAGCTGTTGAATGTTGCGACGTTCAAGCCGTTCCCATTCCGTGACCACAAACAAGTTGGTGTAGTAATACTCTGGGGCGCTGTCGGGGGTGCGCCTTAACTGCAATTTAATTTTCATTGTTCTCCTATGTCGGCTTGGAGCCGTTGATTATGCGGTTACGTCAACCGAGTACGTGCCCCCTTGGAGCTCGATCTCGTAAACCGAAAGCTCACCCAAGGACGCGTTCACGACAGGCAGGCTAGAAAAATAAGTATCTGTCAAAATAAAGCCTGGATTAGTTG